AAGTTCTTCGATTCTTTCTTGCGAGGCATAGCCTGCTTTAGCCATTTCCATAGCTCTTTGCATTTCAATTTGTGCCATTTCGCGTTCATGTTTTTGATCGCCTTTTTGTTTGAAGAAGTCTAAGACACTAGGCAACCCTGACGTTGCAAAACCTAGTATAGCTGATAAAATAGATAACATATTTTTGCTCCTAATACAATGCTCTTATTTTACCATATTTTCTGAGTTTACTTCCTTTATATGCCATGAGGGTGTTGCATTTTCTAACTTAAACTCCCAAGGATTTATTAAAAAAGACCACCTTGTTGCTCCCTCTCCATTATAAGCTTCAATTTTATGCATTGTTTTAGGAGCCATTATAATCATTCTATTTGATTTTGGTTTTATCTTTATATCTTCTGTGCAAAAATACCCTCCGTTTAAATGTGCAATTAATGGATAATATATTATGCTACACAGGGGGGTTTTTAATGCATTATTACTTACTCCAGTATCATAGTGCCATTCTTTATATGTGTAAGTGTTATTTTGAGTCCACCACTCATACCCTATAGCTGTAGTTAAATCAAAATAATTTCCAGCTATTTTAATAAGTTCTGTTATATATAAAGGTTGGTTACCTTTGTCCACCCACCTTATTGGTTCTATTGGTGCATTGTTAAAATGAATATCGCTAAAATCAACAACAAAGTCTAAACTTAAAACATCATCAAGAACTATTATTTTTTTATTCATTATCTAAACCACGTAATTATAGAATATCTAGTTCCTTTTGATACAGGTAGTATTTCGTGTGGATACATAAACGTAGATGGAAACATTACAACATCACCTTTATTTGCTTTAATCTTCATCTCTCTATCAAAGAACCCAAACTCTCCGCCTTCGTAGTCACCATTCAAATGAAAAGAACAGCTAACTAATCTAGGTGCTTGTAAAAAAGTATCTACGTGCTGTATATAAAACTCACCCTTGTTATATCTTAATAGTTCATACCCTGTGTCTTCTTGTACATGAGCATGGTCAAATCTTTTGTTATATTCTTCTATACATTTAGCAGCACACTTAAACATTTCCGCGTCTATTTTTACTCGCTCTTTAATATTTTGTATTACAAAAGGCTGAGATATTTCAATCGTATCACAGTTGCGTATCTTTTTTTCAGCTTTACCCTCACTTCCTACACCTGCTGGAGTCCAAATACTGCTATTACTATACTCAGCTAAAATAGCATCACATAATTCATCAGGTACTATGTTTTTTAACACCACTATATAATCTTTAATGTTTTTCATTATGTATACCACTATTAATCCTATCCCCAAAATGTTCCCAGTGCTCTCCAGTTCCCCTGACGTAATGTAAGAAAACCTGTATATACTCTTGTCCAGTAAACTTATCTCTCCAGTGTTCTGATAGTGTACCCTGATAAACAATAGCTTGTCCAGGTTTTAAGTTTATAGCAGCCTGCTCACCATTAGGTTTAGTCATCCAAATATCCCAAGGGGTGTCTCCACCTAAATGAACAGTTAGACTTATCTCACATGAAGGTCTGTCTTTATGTTTCTTTAGCTCATCTCCATGTGTATATAACCTAGCATACGTATAACTAGGCAACATATTTTCTCCCATCAACTCACTGATTGTCGGAAGTTTTTCGCAAAGAAGATTTAAAAAATCGCGAAAGTTGTACATCGCATAGGACAAAGGGCATTGGTCGTCTTTATCAAACAGTTGAGGGTACTGTTCTACTTGACCCTTATAACTATTAAAGAGTTCAGAGGCTCTTTCAGGGGAAATAAAGTTATCTATAATTAAATAGTTATCTTGTTCTAATTGCTTATTCAATGTTTTTTATATACTCTATTATGTCTTGTACAGTATGAATGTCAGCAAACACATTTTCTGATACTTGAATATTATACTTTTCTTCTAGCCCCATAATAATTTCAACAGAGTCTAAAGAGTCTGCACCTAAATCCTCAAGAGTGTCAGTTAGTTTTATTTTATCTATCTCTAACTTATTAATACTTTCTACTAATAATTCTTTTATCTCGTTTTCAATTTTATCCATTATAATCTTTCATTTGCTTAAAAATGTTTTTCATTTTAGTTTTAGTGTAGCCCTGCATTAACCAGAACCTAGCCTCGTGATAAATTATATTATCTTTTACCCAATTAATAAAGTTTCTTTTTTTAGATCCTTTCCAAAACAAAGTAACAGCTTTTTTACCTAAAGGTTCAATCCTATGAAAATCAGTGTGTTTTCTTTTTATTACACTGCCCACACGATAAGTTTTAGTAGTAACTTTTCCATTTTTCCACTGTGACTCTTTATAACCTCCCCACAACATGATAGAAGTATAATCCCAAGGATGGTCATGAAATTCTTCAATATCTGAATAAATAACATTAACACAAATTTTATCTATGAGTCCTAAAAAAGAATACCGAACACAACAAACATGTCCCTTGTGGCTAGGCAGTATAATGGCCTGTTTTTGAATGAGTTTTATCATACTTTGTTATGTATTCCTGAACCCCTCTAAGTTCCTCTTTAATTTTTTTATAACCCCTTCTTATCGGAGGGTGTTCTCTTACTGTAGCATTATTTGGTTTACCTATCAACTTTATTATAGGAGCTGTTAAATCAAACTCACCTTTGTTAATAGCATTATTCCATAAACCCGGGACTGCATGATGTGTATTGTGTAGCCCTTCACCTGGAAACATAATAGACCAGAAGTGACTATTTACTGTGTAATCTTTAGAATTGTAAGTCCTCCAAGTGCCAGGCAACCCATAACTTAGTACAGGTATATGCGCAATTACTGTAGCCCAACTAATGCCTATCAATGTATACCATATAGGAATACCATAAAAATATCCTACGTATATAGGGTCAATCAGTGCTAAAGCCCCTATGTAACTGTAAATTATTTTATAGTAATGCCTGTGAAAAAATGCGTGATCTTTATCTCTAGATAAATCTTTTATAATAAGAGGATTAATATTAAAGGCAGGGACGTAATAAAACCATACCTTTATCTTGTGCCATAAATTACCTTTAGGACGGTGAGGGTCTTCAATGTGATCGGAGTGTCGATGGTGAGCCCTATGTCCAGCAGCCCAACAAATAGTACTACCTAAAGTACCAATAGTAGCAAACCATAATACAATCCATTTGATAAGTCGATTTTTAGGTTCATAACTTCTGTGAGCTGCATACTTATGGAGGCCAACACTTACGCACAGCCCAAAACACAACCACCCTAGAGCTAGGGCAGTTAAAAATAAAGTGGTATCCCAAGCAAAAATCATAGTAACTATAGCACTTATATAGACAAAAGCTTGCGTTGCTTTTACTTTTGCATCGTTACTACATTTTCTTAGAAACCCATTATTAAAAATGAACTCCAAGACTTTCCGCATGTATTATCCTTTTGCAGCAAATGAAGCTAAGTATATCTCTTCAACTTTTGCAGTTACTGCACCAGCTAATTGTTTAAATTCTTCTACAGTAAGTGATACATCTACGTTGGCAGTATTTCTCCAAGTAACATTTGTATCTGTATATATACCTGAAGTAATAGCTGTTAATTGGTTCATAATATTATTACGACTATTTAAGTCTATTTGCCAGTTAGAGCCATTCCAATCTACGCCTGCAGCAAGTGCTGTTTCTCTACCAATGTTAATATCTTGGTCAGCTTTAGCATTAGCTAGTTCCGTACTCCAAGGGTAATAAAGCTTTTCATATGGTTGACCGCCGGCATTAGTACCATTGAAAAAGGAATATCCTAAACCTGCCATATAATCTTTAAAGCTTTGTGTAATATCATCACTAAAATTGTCTGAAGTTACAGGTACACCTAAAGCTTTACAATCATTCAGTAGTGTAGCAAGAGAAGTTAAAGCCGTTGCGCCATTAGCCACTCGAGTAGTTTCTACTGACTTTACTATGTTTGTTGCTGGGTCAACACCGCGTACATTAGTTATACCTTTGTACGTTTTAAGTAAAATTTTATCTACTGATTGAGCGTTAGCTACAGGATAGTCATCCCAAAAGGTTTCTGGTGTAGCTTCACCAACTACTGATTCTTCAACAGGCTTTGCATCTTCAGCTTCTTGCCATTTTAGTAAACATGCAGTAGCCCATGCAGGGATCTCTGTAATATTATCATTTTGATCTAATGCACTATTGTATTCTATATGTCCTGAAGTTCCATGCCATTGTAATGCCCATACATTTGTTGGAATACTGCAGGTAGAAAGGTCTAAACCACCATGCCCTACTCCATTTTTAGTAACAGCATTATCGGCTACTACAATTGTTAAGTTCATTTTTTATCTCCTAATAAATTTTGTTTTGCACTTTCAACCAATACTTTAATACTTGCCTCATTAGCTTTTACCATTTCATTTCTGAATGATTCGACCGCTGCTCCAGTTTCTCTTTGAGTACCTGAGTTTTCTATCTGTAACAAAGGCATCCAAGCTATAGAACAATTATACTCATCTACTTGGTTGCCAGTATTTTTATCAACCCCTTGTATTTTAACAAACCAAGCACACTCTAACCCAATACATTTTTTCTTCAATAAAGGACAAAACGTTCCTTGTTCTAATCTCATCTATGCCTTTCTATTAATCTTTTTGTGCAATAATTAAGTCTACATATTGTACAGCAAGATTAATTGCAGTTCCAGTAAATGTACCAGAACCAGAACTAAAGCTAAATGGGTGGTCGTGAGAACCCCCGCCTCCTGTCGCTCCTGTAGTACCAGTTGTCGTCACACCATTAACAGGTCCTTTAGGCTGTGTTGAAAATCTACCATCTGCTGGTGCACCACCATTTGTGTGAGAGTGGCTTGGTATTTGTGGTGTAGTCAATGTAGTTGCCCCAGCAGTACCTGTAACACTTGTAATAGTTACTGAACCTGTTGGTGTTTGTGATGCAAAAGCTGTTGTAAATGCAACAGTACCGCCTGTACTTGCCGTACCTGAAACCACTCTGAATGCTTTGTTATTATGTGTTGTTTGTTTAGTCCAGCCTGTTGGCGCCGCTGTTTGTTGGAATAACATTAATGTGCCTGAATCAAAAGCTGCCGCCGCTGCAGATGTCCATGTTGAACCATTAGATGTTAATACATTACCTGATGAGCCTGGGGCAACAAAATTAGGAGCAGAAGTACCATTACCTAATACAACATTATTAGCTGTTAATGATGTAGCACCTGTACCACCTTGTGCTACAGATAATGCTGTAGTTAAACCTGATAAAGAAGTGATGTCAGAGTTAGCACCTGAACCAGCTGCACTTAAATTAGTTCTAGCAGTACCTGCATCAGAAGCACCTGTACCACCCTCAGCAACTGCTAAGTCCGTGCCTAAAGTTAAAGAGCTTAAATGAGTTGTTGCATTAACAACGTTAGAGCCGTCATTATATACAAACATGGATTTACCAGTAGGAACACCAATACCTGTGCCAGTTGAGTTTTTAACTGTAATCGTATCCGCACAGCCGTTATTAACTAAATATAGTTTTTCAATAGCTGGAACAATTAAGTTTTGTGCACCGCCTGAAGTACCCGTTAAATTTAATCTTAAATTACGAGCAATCTGAGATGCGTTTGTATCTGTTAGTGTTAGAGTTACTTGTCCACTTGCGAATGTTACATCAGCTGAGCCTGTAATAGCCTCTTGAAGAGCAGTACCTAAGTTTGTATTTGTTGTGGTACCCCAAGTTCCTGATTGTTCGCCAGTAGCAATTAACTCAATTTTCAAGTCTGAATATGTACTTGGCATTTTAAATTTCTCCTATTATGATGTTTGACCGCTTGCAGGTACGCTTGTGACGTGAATAAAAGTATGTTTTTTACCATTCCACGCGGCACCACAATCAGAGCAGGTTCCTGAATTATATTCTTCGGCATCAACTTCCATGCCACAATTTGCACATTCTAAATGCGTTTCATATTTATTTGTTATTGTACCATCTTTTAATGTCTTTGCTTCAATTATCATATGTGTTCCTTTACGCGGCTATTGGTAGCCAGTTTGGTGTTTGTGAGGTATCTATATCGCCCCACACTAAAGTAAATCTTCCGTTTCCAACAGCACCTGTGCCAGAAACCCCTATCGGGTAAACATTACCCTTAGCGTCTACAGTAGCAGTACCTAACTGCATAGTACCAAGAACGCCTGTTACATTTACATTTATACCTGTACCTTCAATAACAGTGGCGGTACCAAGTGCCATCGTACCAACAACACCCGTTACAGATATAACTTGATCTGTTTCAACAGATGCGGTGCCTAAAGCTCCAGTGCCAGTAACACCGGTAACATCTATACTAAAGACAATTGTAACATCAACATCCCCAACAGCCCCAGTAGCGCTAACACCCGTAACAGATAGAGTATTGTTACTTATTGTTGTTGCAGTGCCTAACTGAGTAGTTGCAGATAAGCCTGTTACAGATATAATTTGATCTGTTTCAACAGATTGTGAACCAAGTTCAGCTGTAGCACTAACTCCGTTGACAAGAACAAATATCGTATCCGTGCCCCACGGACCTTCACTCCAAGGACCTGCACCCCAACCTACATAAGCTACATCAATACCAACTGTACCTGTTTCGCCTGTAGCAGATACACCTGACACAGAAATATTTTGATCTGTATTTACACTTTCAGTACCAAGTTGTGTAGTGCCTGCTAACCCAGTAACAGATATATTGTTATTAGTTATTAAACTTTGAGTGCCTACAGCCCCAGTAGCACTAACACTAGTAACGTCTGCATTGAAGATAATTCTAACATCAACTGTACCTATAGCCCCAGTAGCACTAACACCCGTAACAGATAAGTTATTATTGCTTACAGTAGTTGCTGTACCTAACTGAGTAGTTGCAGATACTCCACTTAAAGTTACATTAGCGTCTGCAGTTACAGTTTCGTCGCCCAGCGTTGCAGTTGCAGACACACCATCTACATTGACGAATAATACCTCAACGCCAAAGCTACCGACAGACCACGGGGCCTCACCATAGCCTGAATATAATGTAGATGAAGCCATTAACCGCTCCTAATTAAGCGATTCTAATAATAGCGCTTGTTGAATCAGCTGTCGGGAAAACGATTGTAAAGTCCCCAGCAGTTGAAGTCTTATCTCCACCAAAAGCTAACACAGCAACAGCAGTATCACCGTTTGTATCATTATAAATCAAAGCACCATTAGCAGTGATTGTAGCTGATGACCATGTTGTGTCTGCAAAGTC